GGGGTTAGATGTAGCTGTGGTGCATACAATAGTGATTTCATTAATTTGTCTCGATTATATAAAGGAACTGCCATTCCTTTCAAAAATACTGTGTGTGCAGAGAGGAAGTCTAAGTCCTCAGCTCTTCTTGGCTCTAAAGAATCAGTAGTAGTTGTGATTCCAAGCACTTTCCATGCTTCAATGACGGTTCTTGCATTATAGAACTCATGTGCGACGTCTGAGACAGTCCACGTGTTATCATCTCCAAGTAAGGCTTTTGATGTGTGTTCTTCAAATTCTGCGTATCCTCTCATATCTTCTGGTACTAATTTCACCCAGGCAAATGCGAGCATACAATACAATATAAGTGTATTGTCTGTAACAGTATTTACTGATCCAGAGGGGTTTCCAAGCTTTTTCATAGTTAAAAGACCTTCGGCTGTTAAAATAACAGTGTGTATTAAATTTCTGTAATAGGTCTTTATTCTTCTTAAATTTGCTAGTGTTCGATCTTCTTCTCGAAGACACTGCCATCTAAACTTGGCGCAACCCCACATCATGAATTCTCTTAGCGAAGAGTCATACTCTGATTCGTCTAAGGCGTAACCGTTTTCGAAAACATTTAGTTTTTCATACAAACGATTCCAATTTCCTTTGAGGGGTGTCATACCAATTGTGGAAGCTGTTGTGAGATGTGAGTCATACATTTTCTCATTCATATCTGCGAACAACCTATTTCCATGTGTGGTAGCATCTGTTGCTCCAGCTGCAAAGGTTCTAATTGAATTCTTTATTACTTTCAGTTTTGGTCTCAACTCTTCTTTTAAGCAAGAGGAGAAAACTGTGGTCCAAAATGGGTCCTCTGCAAGGTTTTCCCAGTCGTTTTCTAACCACTCAGTAATTTGTGGATCATTTTCGAAGAGTTCTCCTTTCTTTGAGAATTCTTCGTTAAAGGGAGAGCCGCTCCCTGAGCTCATATCAAGTCTCGAAATTGATTCGTCTAGTGATAGAACTTTTGATTCTCCCATGTATGGCAAAAACTGACGTGACACATATGTCCAGGCCAGATTAAGCTTTTCAACGTCATCATTTTCCATAACAACGGTTGCTTTTCCATACTTTGCTAATGATTTGTAAGCAGCATCTTGATTTGGTACTGGGAGACTCCACTCGGGATCGATCTTTTCGTGAGCAAGATCGATATACATTTGAACTTGGGGGTCAATAATTCTTTTATTTTTGTAACGCGGAAAGCGGTTACAACTTCCAATAAGTTCGAAGTAATCAGGTTTGAGGTACTTTTCATGGTCTTCAGATATAAATCCGAACGCACGAAATTTTGGAACACCTTTTGGACAAACATACCGTACCGGGTAACGTTTCCAAAATGGGCGTTCTCTCTCTACCAAATTTATCGGGAGTGGGGGCGTAACTGAAAATCCAGACCACTATGAATAGTGACTGGTCCTTGCTTGGCGAAAGCAATCAGTTCAGGAGTAACAATTTCAAATCGTCCGAAATCAACACCATTTCCATGGGTCCAAAATCCAACGATATTTCCATCGCAATCTAAAACGGGTGACGTACAGTCTCCTCCTCGTGTTTTAGCATTGCACCAACCTTGTGGGCTCGCAAAACCAACCATTGAATCTGGTTTGTTTGCTGTTCCGGATCCATATCCGTAAACAGTAACGATGGAAGCATCAACTAACTCTTTAAGCTTAGTTGCACGAAAAGGTGAAGAAAAACCATTGACCGGAAATGTGGCCAAATGTTCTCCATAGACAGACATGCTTGATCCTTTAAAATTAAAGGTGTGAACATGATTTACAGCTCTATAACATACACTCATGTCTTCGGACATCGAGTGTAGCACTACCCACATTTTGTTGCCAATGTGAGTTCCAGTGCAAAGGTATGTGGTCTCATCACCATCAACCCTATAAAACTTGTATACTCCAGCTGCCAACTCATCACTATTAAATGATTGTGGCTTGCATGGAACAGAATATGCAGATTTCGCTGCTTCTAACCACTTTTTCAGGTCCGAAGCTTTTGCCGATACGGGTTTGCGTGATCTGTGTATTTTGTTGCGGATTGCAGGTTCAGTTTCTTTGCGGGGTTCGGGAATAGATTGAGGCTCAACATCACGTTTTGCTTTTCTTCCGGTTGGAGCGTATTTCCATCCAACATCTTCTTCGTATTCTTGTGCGAAATCAAATTTACTCTCATGTTCATCGTAGTCGTCGTCAGACAATTCAGTTCCTCCTGAAGGAATATGAAATTTCTTTTTCTGACCTTTTGGTTTTCTACCAGTTCCACGACCTCTCTTGTTCTTTCCTTTTGCTTGTGTGCTTGCAAAAGTGAACACTTCAGGTTCTACTTCAAGGGTTTTTCCTTGGGCTGAACAAGCGCATGCTGAAAAGCATGCTAAGATAAACATAATTTTAAGTACAGCTTTTCCATAACGTGCGACAAACACGGACAACGGAGCAATAC